GAGTGGCGGTATCGTTGCGAGCGGTTCCCGCGCTGGGAGATACCAAATAGGCATCCCTAACGGGGCGATCGCAGCAGGTGCCACATTCGTTGAGATATGTCTTCGCGGCGCGACAAACATGCATCCGATCGACATAGAAATTCAGCTCGACGCGGTTGATTACCAGGACGCTACAGCGTTTGGTTTGTCTCGGATCGATGCGACGATCGGAAGCAGGGCAACGCAAACTAGCCTCGATACCGTTGCTTCTTACATTGATACTGAGGTCGCAGCGATCAAGTCTAAGACAGACAATCTGCCATCCGATCCCGCAGACGCAAGCGACATTGCAGCATCATTTGTCACTGTAAACAATACGCTGTCTACGATTTCTGGATACATCGATACCGAAGTGGCGGCGATAAAAGCAAAGACCGACAACCTTCCGGCAAATCCAGCAGCAGTCAGCGACATCCCGACCGCCAACCAGAATCGTGACGCGATCCTTAATGCCGACCCGAACGCCGGATACACTAACGGATCTTTTGGCGATCGGTGGATAATTAGCAACAGCAATAACCGAACAGTGAAGGTGTCTGGTGCCGGGGCTGGTCATGTTGCAGCGGATCTACACACATCGCAAACGGACAGCCTGACGGCAGACGCGATAACCGCAGCAGCAGTCGCCAAGATCCAGAATGGACTTGCCCTTGAAGCGTCTTCGCAGTCGATCCTTGCACGAATCGGAGCATTTACTGGAACTGGAGTCAACACAATCCTTGGGTTCTTCCGGGCATTGCTTCGGAGCGATGCAAGCATCACGACCCCAAGCGACGTTGGCGGCACTTACACTCACACCACGGATTCGACCCAGGCGATTCGTGATCGTGGCGATGCGGCATGGACCACGGGCGGAGGCGGAGGAGGATCTACTACCGTCAATGTTCTGCCTTATACGGGGGCGGTTCCGGATCGAGTTGAAGGCACAACGATCAAGGTGTTTTATAACGAGCTAACGAACGTATCGGTTGGAGTGACGGATGCCACCGGAGCGGCGGTAACGCTTGACGCGAAGACTCTTCGATTTTGCGTCGAGGATCGGTACGGTGTGGACGTGTTGACGCTAAACGATGGCAGCATAACGCGAAGCGGATCGACATTTACGGTTCAGATTCCGCAATCATTGACTGATACGGTCGGGGCGAATTATCGTTGGTCGCTACGCGATTTGACGAGTTCCCTAAATACCGTTCTGATTCATGGGCAACTAATTGTTGCGGAGGCGGCAGAGGATGAAGCTTAGCCTATGCCGTTGCGGGGGGACCAGAACGGCCAGCGGGTGCGATAGGTGCAAGCCGCATCGATCGCAAAGCGGAAAGACAACCGCCGAGCGTGGATACGATCACAAGTGGCGGATGCTTAGCGAACGATATCGGGCGGAGAATCCGCTGTGCGAGGCATGCCAGAATGCGGATAAGGTGACGCCAGCAACGGAGGTTCACCATATCATTCCGGCATTGGAAAGCGAATACCATCGACTTGATAGAAACAACCTGATGGCGTTGTGTAGGCAATGCCACCTTGAGATCGAAGGATTAAAACGTGCCGGGAGTGCCAGGTAGAAGCGGAAGGCGTGGCAAGCTTACTGCACAACATATTGCCGAAGGAACGTACCGAGCCGATCGCCATGCCGAACGGGTGGAGCTTGTCATTGGATCCAGCAAGCCAAAGCCGATGCTGTTGCTTGGCAAGGATGAACAAGAGCTTTGGGACATGGTGACAAGCGGACTGCCTGAGCATGTATTGCATGAAATCGATTCGCCTACGTTGACGATGCTAGTGGCACTGTGGAGCCAGTGGAAGCGGCTATGGGAGCTATGGCAAGCCGACCCGCTAGACCGTGAGCTAAGGAAGTCAACGCTTGAGATTGGGGCACAAGCACAACGCATGTTCTCTCAGTTTGGAATGAGTCCAGCGGATCGATCCAGAATCAAAGCAGCGCAAGAGAAAAAGAAGAGCCCAGCGGATGCGATCAAAGAGATGCTGGAAGCTAAGCTTGGCAAATGAGCGACACAAAAAAGCGAGTCCAAGAATACATTGAAGGAATCAGGAGCGGGAAGATTGTAGCCGGACGATGGCTGAAAGCAGCAGTCGAAAGGCATCTTTATGATTTGGAACATGCAGAAGAAAGAGGACACTACTTCGATGAAAAGCTTGCTGACCTTGCTTGTTATTTTTTTCCTACTTGCCTTCGCCTCGCCAAAGGAGAATGGGCAGGCCGCCGATTTGACCTTTCCGAATCTCAGTTGTTCATTGTCTGGAACTTGTTCGGCTGGAGGCGTAAAGACGGAACCCGCCGTTTCCGTTACGCATACCTCACAGCCGGTCGCAAGTGGGGCAAGTCTGAGTTTGCAGCAGGAATTGCCTTGCTACTTACCATCCTCGACTACCCTTGCGAGCCAGCCGCTGAGGTCTATTGCGCAGCCACCAAGGAAGATCAAGCAAGAATCGTGTTCAACGTTGCAAAGGAGATGGCCCGCACCAGTGAGATCCTTTCTGCGCAATGCACCCCTCTTGCGAAGGCTATCTTGGTAAATGCGGACGGATACCAGGCCAATTCGTTTTTGAAGCCGATTGGATCGGACAGCAAAACATCCGACGGATTAAACATCCATGGTGCCGTACTCGATGAAATCCACGAATGGAGAGATCGGCACTTAGGATTGTATGACAAGCTGACCACGGCCAGCGGGGCAAGGAGGCAACCGCTAATCGTGATGATTACCACGGCGGGCGATGATCGATCTACCGTGTGGAACAATATCGATAGTATTTGCACGCAGGCTTTGCAGGACTACCGGAACGACGACCCAATAGGCGACACCTACTTTGCATTCATCGCAAGGATCGATGATGCGTGGATCGATGCCAATGGTATCGAACATCCGGCGGATGATCCATTTGATTCGGCATGCTGGAAAAAAGCCAACCCGAATTATCCGGTTACGCCAAAGCACGACTATCTACAGGAGCAGGCGAACGCTGCGAGATCGGGACCAATCGAACTAAACAAGTTCAAGCGGTACTGTTTGAATGTCAAGGTAACGAGCAACGAAAAGGCGATCGATGATACGCTATGGAGCTTGGCGGCTGGCGAGCTATCCGACTGGAACAAAGCGGAAGTGGTTTGCGGGGCCTGGGACTTAGGCGGACGCGATGACTTGGCGGCGGTATCATTGGTGGCAAGGTTCCATGATGGAACCGACCAGGCCGGGGAGAATCGATATCGTTACGAAATACAATCGAGATCGTTTATCAACAGTGAGAACGAACGAGACATAGCAAAAGAACCGTGGGCGGATTACGTCCGGCGCGGTTTGCTGGTTGTTAGCCCCTCGGAATTAAACGACCTGAAGGCGACTTGCAAGCAGTGGTGGCGAGAGCATAAGGCTAAGGATTGGGCATACGATCCCCATACATCGAGAGACGTTGCGCAGGACTTGACCGCAGATGGTTTGAAGTGTGTTGAGTTTTACCAGAATTGCAGCATGTACAACGAGCCATTGCGAACATTCCTAAAAGCATTGAAGGCCGGAGCAATCCGGCACGATGGCAATCCGCTCTTGACGTGGTGTGCGTCCAACTTGGTAACAACGCAAAACGCCAAAGGCGAGGTGATGCCGGACAAGAAAAGCAGTAAAGAAAAGATCGATCCGATGGTAGCTACGATCATGGCGTTTCGTTTGGCAAGCTTGGCGCCGCAGCGGGCCAAGGGTTCCTTGTTTGTATTCTGAGGAATTGCAAATGGCTTTGACTTGGCGAACGCTACGAAATGCAATTGGTTCCATGCTTGGAGGCATGGAGGACAGCAAGCACGTCGGACCGGAAGAAGCTATCAGCATTCCGGCGGTATGGCATGCGATCAGCAAGATAGGCGGGCACGTCGGGCAATTGCCTTTGCACGTTTACCGGAGATTGGATCGAGGAGCGGAAAAGGCAACCGACCATCCAGCCTATAACCTAGTCCGCAACAGACCGACGCCACTTCTTTCCGCGTTCGACTGGAAAGAACTTTCCATGGTCCATGCCCTACTATGGGGCAATGCTAGATCGTGGATCGTTCGAGATGCGTCGGGTCGCCCGATGGAGATCCTGCCATTGCATCCGGACAATACCGTTTGTGTGGTGTTCCGTGGAGAAAAGTATCACGTCACCAAGCCAGCAGGCGACAGCCGGGAAGGCTTGTTTCGACAATTCGTGATTCAGCAAGATGATATGCTGATTATCCCCGACGCGGACGTCCTGCATATCAAAGGAATTTCCTTTGATGGCATCGATGGAAAGGGCAGTATTCCGACGCACAAGCGAACGTTGCGGATTGCCATCGATAGCGAGCGAAGCCTAGAGAACCAGCTAAGCAAAGGCTTCGCCGGATCGATCTTGCTGGAGGCACCGGCAGGAGCGTTTGCCGACGAACAGGACGCAAAGCGATTTGTGGAGGCGTTCAAGGCACACCACAACGGAAGCGAGAAAGCCGGGCAGATCGGGCTTTTGCGTGAAGGCATCAAGGCCAACGTTATCAGCATGAGCAGCGTAGACATGCAGATGATCGAGCAAAGAGCGTTTAGCCGTCAGGATATCGCCCTATTGTTCGGGCTGGAGTCGATCTTAGGAGACAATGCGAGCGTATCCTACAACAGCCTAGAGCAAAAGAAGCTTGCCTATCTTTTGGACACGCTGATGCGGTGGCTTGTGAAATGGGAGCAGGAGCTAGACTACAAGCTACTGAGCGACGTAGAAAAGCGGACTGATTCGCACTACTTCAAATTCACTGACAGGGCACTATTGCGGGCGGATTCGCAGACGCAAAGCCAGATCATATCAACCTACATTACGGCCAGGGTGATTAGTCCGAATGAAGCCAGGGCAATGCTTGATTTGAATCCATACGAGGGAGGCGACGATTATGCTAATCCAGCGATCGATACGCGACCAACTGACATCCCGGAATCGGATGACTCGCCAGAAGATGAAGACGAGGATTCGCCGGACGATGAACCGCAGGGAACGGCGCAGCGTCGGGCTGTTGTTAGCCGATTGCGGAACATGCTTGGAGTTGAATCAAAGCGAGCTGTTGCGGGATGCGGGCAAAAGAACTTCACGGACTGGACGGAAAAATTCTACGCAAGTTGGGAAGGAAAGCTTGCCGAAGTCATTGCCGAAGTCGGCGGAGATCCCAACCTTGCTACGCATCATTGCGAAGAATCTAAGCGGACGTTGATTGAGGCATCCGGCAGGGTTAAGACGAACGAAGAGCTGGCCGCCGAAGTCGGGCAGATTGTTGCCGACTGGCCGCAGCGTAGGGCGGAAGAGTTGGCAACCGATATTCTGGGAGGTTAGATCGATGCTTGCGGTTGATAAAAAGACGAATGAAATCTTTCTTTATGATGACATTGGCCCGGCATGGCTTGGCATGATTGACGCGATGAGCGTAATCGACGGGCTAAAGCAGATGGAGGGCAAGCGGGTCTTGGTCCGCATCAATTCGCCGGGTGGATCGGTCGACGAAGGAGACGCCATCTACAACGCAATCAAGAGGCACCCGGGCGGGGCGGATGTTGCTATCGATGGATTGGCCGCGTCGATTGCTGGCTATATCGCCATGGCAGGCGAGAAGATAACCATCGCGGCCAATGCCCGCATGATGATCCACGATCCTTGGACTATGGCAATCGGCAACGCGGCAGCGATTCGCAAAGCCGCTAGCACGCTGGACGTTTACACCTCCTCGATGGTGCCGGCGTATGCCGAGCGATCAGGCAAGAGCGAAGAAGACATCCGAAAGATCATGCAGGAAGAAACTTGGTATACCGCCTTGGATGCGGTGGCCGAAGGCTTCGCGGATGAAGTCGGCAACGCCACGAACGAACAGGTCCAAGTAGCCGAAGGGCGGTTTGCCAAGACTCCATCGGCATTGCTGCAAAAGAGCGAAGCAGGAGCCAGGACCAAAGGAACGCCAAAGCTGCTGGCCGCCAGGATTCGCCTATCAAAAATTTGACAGATTGACAATCTAGTTTAGATTGTCCCGAAATAGTTGTTCGCAACTCGTTAGCGGCGATCGACGCAATGTGACTGTGTGGAAGTACCATCAGTCGGCAGCGATCGCCGTTTTCGTTTTGACGCTTGCCGACACATTTGAAAGGGCAAGCGATGAAGAACAGCAAGCAACTGCGCGAAGAAATTGAAGGGCTAGCCGTCAAGGCAAAGGCTATTGCCGACGTGGCGGCCAGCGAAGCCCGCGACTTGTCGAACGAAGAGTCGGCAGAGATCGACGGCATTCTTGGAGCTGGCGACAAGCAGGGCCAGATTGACCGGCTGAAGGTTGAGCTGGCCAGGGCTGAAAAGGTTGAAGCCATCGTGGCGGCTAACGTCGGACGCAAAGCCAGCGAATCGCTGGACCGCGACCCCAAGGCCGTCAAGATCAAGATTCCTTCGCATGCAATGCGGACTGGTCCGCTGCGGGCATTCAAGAGCGACGAAGACGCCTACGTTTCCGGGCAGGCCATCCGCGCCTACCTTGGCAACGAGCAGGCCAAGCAATGGTGCAAGGATCATGGCATCAAAGCGGCCATGGGCGAAAATGACAACAACAAGGGCGGCTTCCTTGTTCCTTCGCCAATGGAATCGGCAATCGTTGACCTGCGGGAAAGCTATGGCGTCTTCCGGCAGAATGTCCGCAACGTGCCGATGACCGCCGACACCTTGGATATTCCCCGACGGATTGGCGGGGTGACTGCCTATTTCGTTTCCGAAAATTCCGAAACTACCGCCAGCGATATGGCGGTCGGGAATGCAAAGCTTGTCGCGAAGAAGCTTTCGGCACTGACCCGTGTTTCCAATGAGCTGAGCGAGGATGCGATTGTTTCGATCGCTGATACGCTGGCGCAGGAAATGGCGTGGGCGTTCAGCGTGAAGGAAGACGAATGCGGATTCCTTGGCGACGGCACCTCCACCTACGGCGGAATCGTGGGGGTTAAGAATGCCGTGCTGGCTGGCTCTGTTTCAACCGCAGCGTCAGCCACCTCTTACGGTTCGTTGACCCTTGCGGACTTCCATTCGGCAGTGGCAAAGCTTCCATTCTACAACGGAATGCAGTCCGCTTGGTTTGTTAGCAAGCAGGGCTACGAAGCTTCGATGGCACGATTGCAGGTGGCGGCTGGTGGCAACAGCGTTGTTGACCTCGGCAATGGTCCGACTCTCCAGTTCCTTGGCTATCCGGTGGTATTCACTCAGGTGATGCCGGTGACGCTTGGGGCGCAATCGGGAGCGACCTACGGATTCATTGGCGACCTGCGACTTGCGGCCACCATGGGCACCCGTCGAGGCATCAACGTGCAGGCTGATGCAAGCCGCTATTTTGAATTCGACCAGATCGGATTGCGAGCAACCGAGCGATTGGACATTGTGGTCCATGAAGTCGGCACCGCATCCGCTGCCGGTCCAATCGTTGCCCTCAAGATGGCCTAGTCCATCTTTCTAATTCCGAGCCAGCCTGGCTACTTGCTGGGCTGGCTTTTCTTCCATCGAATTCCATCACAGCAAAGGCTAGAAGATGAACCACAATCAGGACGTAAAATTCTCCAACATCGTTCCGCCCGCTGTCATCAAAGACAATGCGAGCTTCACCAGCGTTGAAGTTGATACCAAGGGATTTAACTACCTTACGGTGGTTTGTGCCCTTGGTGCAACCGATATCGCGATGGCGGCTTTGAAGCTGCAAAGCGGTGACGTATCCGGCACGCTGGCGGACGTTACCGGCTTGAACTTCTCTGGCGGAACTGACATCGCAGGGGCGGCTACCTCGTTGCCATCGGCAACCGACGACAACAAGCTATTCGTTTTTCAAGTCGATCTTCGGGGGAAAAAGCGATATTGGAACATCGTTGCAACGGCTGGCGACGGATCGACCGGAACCTATCTTGCCGCCGTTGCTGTCTTGTCCCGCAACAGCGTGAACGATGGCACGGTCGCTGGCATCGCCAGCGGTTCGGTTATTCGTGGTTGATTCCATGGATGAACTAGACGTTGAGTTAGTCCAAGGGTGGAATGGGTTGCAGGCGGGTCACCGCCTGCGGCCTCCCCTTGGGCAAGCCTTGTTGATGATCGATTTGGGTTTCGCCAAGAGGTTGGACGATGCAGGAAATTCATACCAGAATTCTGACGCCACCAGCCAGCGAGCCGGTATCGATCAAGCAGGCAAAAAAGCAACTGGAGTTGCTGGAGGCGGACGACGCCCACGATGAGCAGTTGCAGTTGCTGATTGAAGTTGCCCGCGATTCCGTAGAGCGTGATTGCGGAATCGCGATGCTTACCCAGACGGTTGAGCATATCCAACCTGGATTCTACGAGGCCATCCAGTTGCAGCGGCGACCCGTTCAATCGGTTACGTCGGTGCAGTATTACGACGATGGCAACGTGCTCAGGACGCTATCCGCTTCCATCTGGCAACTCAATCCAGCGAAGGAGCGGATCGAGCTACAGTACGAGGAAGATTGGCCGACGACTGCAACCCGATGGGATGCGGTTAAAGTGACCTACGTTGCTGGCTACACATCTGCGGCGACCGTTCCGGCATCCTTGCGGCAGGCGATGCTGCTAAAGATCGGCTACCTATTTGAGAATCGCGACCAGCTTTCTAACGACGTCATTTACAGCGAAGCAGCATATGAAAGAATTATACGGCGCTGGATGAGGCCGAGCTATCCATGACATTTAGAGTTGGCCGGACAGGGAAGAGGCGAGAGCGGATCACCATCCGCAAGGTAACGACCGCGCAGGACGATGCTGGCCAGCCAGTCGTTACTTATTCCAATCGATACGCATCAGTTCCGGCAGCGTTTGAAGATACTGGCGGAACCGAGACGCTACGCGGCAAGCAGATCGAAGCCGGCATTGGTGCCGTGTTTAATATCGGCTACTTGCAAGGCATAGAGGAAACTGACCGCGTTGTCTTCAATGGCCGGAACTATGGGATCGTAAACATCCGACGCGTCGAAGGTGGCTTGCGAATGCTTGAGCTATTTTGCAGGGCCTTAGACCAATGAGTAACAAGCTAAAGGTAGGATTCACGATCGACCTAAAATCGCTTGAGCAGATCGAGAAGATCCCGGAAACGATGCGGTTCAAGGCACTCGATAAAGCATTGGCGGCAGCGGGTGAAGTGGTTGCTCAGCGTGCAAGGCAAGTTGCACCAGATGGACGCAGAAGCGGAAACAGCGAGAAGCGATCTAAAAAGCAAGCAAGCGAAGCCAACTGGGAGCGGCAACTGAAGGACATGATTGGCTACGTTATCCGGAAGCGGACCAAGGGCGGGCAGGTTATTGTTGGCCCAATCTGGCAGCTTGGCGGATCGAAGTCGCACTTTAACTACGGGGCCAAGGTTTACGAAGAAGGCCGCGTTCAATACTACTGGGGCAAGCCGGGGGTGACATACGAAAGACGCGGACGAAGCAGCAAAAAGGAATGGGTGAGAAGATACACACCAAGGAAATCGACCCATTTCAAGCAAACTCGGAACTTTATGAAGCAGGCGTTGGACGAAACACAAGACGCGGCAATTCAGGCGTTCGTTAATTCACTAGAACAGGCGATGGCCAATGGCTGATGTTGGTGCGGCAATCCGGCAATACATTGTGGGGCGATCGGCGGTATCCGCTTTGATAAGCACCAGCATGTTTCCCGATGCGTTGCCGCAGAATGCCACCATGCCAGCCGTAACGTACAGCAAGATAAGCACGACGCACCAGCACACCATTTCCCGATTGGCTGGGTTGGCGTCGTGCCGAATTCAATTTGATTGCTACGCACTAACGCGAAGTGCAAGCAACACCATCTCCCAAACGATTCAGCAATGCGGAGTGATTCCACTTCGTGGGCTGACCAATGGCGTAGATATCCGTGGCGTCGAATTGGTCGATGGTGAAACTACATTCATGGAACCGCCGACCGACGGAAGCCAAGAGCTTCGGTACGTTAACAGTTTTGATTTGATGGTTCACTATCAGGAAGGGGAAGGCTGATGGCACAATCTACGATTCTTGGCGATACCGGGAACGGAGCGATTATTACCTTTGCAACGAGCAGTTACGCGGCCAAGGTGCGAAGCATCGATGCATGGACCGAAAGCATTGATGACCTCGATGTTTCGACGCTGGACAGTACCGGATTCAAGCGGAAGATTGCAAGCGACCTCAAAGACGCTGGCAATATCAAAGTGAACGTGCTGTTTGACACGTTCCTTGCGCCTCCTACAATCGGCGGTGCGTCCGAGACGGTGACAATCACGTTTCCAATTAGAACTGGGGAAACGACCGCGGGCAATTACGCCGGAACAGCGTTCGTTAAAGAGTTCAGCTACCCACAGCTTGCCAATGGAACCATCCAGGAAGCTTCCTACGTGATTTGCTGGACGGGTGCAACGGGACCGGCTTACACGAAGTCCACTTGATGAAGGGTTGAACGATGCAGATTGAGCTAAGGCCGCACGTCGGCATTATGACGACGGCGGTAGGTTTGGTGGAGGTGACGCACGATCAGGATATCTTGATCGTCGATGGCGTTCACGTTGGCTATGTGGGGCACCATGAAGGGGCACACATCCAGCCCATCGTAAACTTGCCCCAGCAGACTTGGGACAAGATACGCCAGGAAGTCGAAGTGGTGCGCGGCAAGGCAACCGCACCGGCTACCAAACTAACGATCCTGGAAGACGATGCAGCAACCGGAGAGGATGATTGACCATGCCACTAACCCGCGAAGAAATCCTTTCCCGTTCTGGCCGTCGATACCTCGACCAAGGCGATTGGCGATTGCAATCGCTGACGCTTTCCGAGTGGTCCGCATGGGAGGCGGAGCGGTTCGACCTCGATAAAGCGAAAATCACTAAAGAGCGGATGGCGTCGATGCGTCAGCGATTGCTGGTTCGTTGCTTGGTTGATTCGGATGGCCGAAGGCTATTTGATGACAACGAATGGAATTTGTTATCGGCTTTGGATGCTGGCGTTATGGGCGATCTATATGATGCGGCTTTCAAGCATTGCGGATTTGATCGAGACGACACCGAAGCAGCGGGAAAAGACTAAGGCAATCCCCAAGGCTGCGGCTAGCCGCCAAGCTTTGCTTGGCGTGGGGGATTGCCGATGTTGAAGGCTGGCTAGACAGCCAGCCGAAGGCCGCTATTGACTTCTGGGAAGCGTTCGATTTGCTGGAACCGATTGGCGATGGCTGGATGCAGACGGCTACGCTAGCGAGCGTGCTAGATGCCCTTATGTCAATTGTGGCGGCTACTGGTGGAATGAAAAAAGAGATCCGCGACTGGGAATCGTTCATGCCGAGCAGGTTTGAGCGATCCGCCAAGCCGGTAAAGATAACGCGGCAGCAATCCGCCGACGA